CCTTGTTGTTATTGGCACTGATTACAAATGTAGAAAGGTGGAGAAATGATACGGTGCATTGTATCTTATTATCCAACTACAAATAAAATTCATAACATTTATAATTCAGTGGAAGAGGCAAAAAAGGATGTAAAATTGTGTAATCTTTTCAGCAAGGGTCATGAAAAGTTAAGTATTGCTATAGCTGAACTAACGGATAAAGAGTATAGAGAGAAGAGTATAGAGAGTATTGTAGAGAGTAGTTTGGAGGGCTGGGAATGACACTTGATGAAGAAATTAAACATTATATAAAAAACTTGTGGATGAATTAAAAGAAAGGAGTATAGAAAATGCAGATAGATAATTTAACACCCTTTAAGACAGTTTCGTTTTCAATGCTAAAGAACGGTGATATTTTTAGCAGTATGCGTTCTAATTGTCAGCTACAATACTACATGAAAACAAATGAAATCACGGATTATTGCGACCACAAAATAAATGCGGTGAGTATGTCAGGGGATTTTATTTTCTTTAATCAGTGTGATGATGTTTTAGTCTATGACTCAAAATTGACTCTATCCGCAAAAGGGGCTACCAATTTTTAACAGCCTAAAAAAAGCGAGTTAAACAATATTTTCAAAAAAGTTGTTGACAAGGTTAAACCGAATATGTTATACTTAATTAGTCGGTAAGCTTAACGCTTATCGACAAGGGTTTAGCCTAATGTGGTATAAACAATAAGTAGTACACAGCCCCTTAGTCAAGCGGTTAAGGCATGAGACTTTGACTCTCAGATTCGTGGGTTCGATTCCCACAGGGGTTGCTATAAAAACTTCATAAAGAGAGATAAACAATAACAATGAAGGAAGGTAAATATTCATTAAGATGAAGGTTAATAGAAAATTTAACAATGATGTTTTAACACCATTGCATGAGCGCATAACGACTTATCAATGTAAACACTGCGGTAAAGTATTTAATGACAGCGAAGCAATTACAGGACTTGATGGGTTTTCTAAATTTTGTCCTATGTGCCGTGGTGAGGCTACTATAATTTTGTTTAAGGATTTTGCAGTTACAGAATATATGCATCATCTTGAAGTGTTTGCATAAAGGATGAATTTTCAGCAAGTGCGCTTGCTTGGAGATAAAAACTATAAAATACATAAAAAATATTCAAAGGAGAAAAAGAAACATGGAAGAAAAACAGACATTATTAAGGGAGTCAAAGGTAGCAGTCAAGTGCATGGGAGTTCTTACTGAGAACACTTTGGAAATGAAAAAGGATAAAGACGGTGTGGATGCTATCGTAGGCGAACTTAAAATCAAAACTGATGATTTGACGACAATACCGTTTAATGTATATGTTTCAAAACTGAAATCTGATAAGTCAGAAAGCAAGCTTTATAAAGGTTTTGAAACTATCATGAATGAGTACAAGAGCGTTGCTGATGTAGGCGAAGAAGAAGCTACAAAGATACTTGTTTCAGAAAAATTTGGAACAATCAGACCTAACATGTATGTAAATCAGGCTGGTACTGTTGTCACAGATTTTAAATTTCAGTCTAATTTCTATACATCAAATCCTAAGAATTATGAGGCTGGTAATGAATTTGAGGTAGAAGCTTTTGTTAAGCGTGTGCATGAAGAAGTTGTGAAAGGCGAAGCCACAGGCAGAGTGATTGTTGAAGGTCTTATTTCTACCTACAAAGGAGAAATATTCCCTATTAACTTTGTTGCAGAAGCAGATATTGCTGATGCAGTAATGAGTGAACTTTCACAGAATGAAACAAGAATTTTCTTTGGAAAGTTTGTCAATACGTCCGTAGAACATGTTAGGGAAATTCCTATGGCTATTGGAAAGCCTAAGATTGAAAAAACTTACGAGTATAGGCGTGAATTTGTTATCACAAATGTTTCTGAAGCTGAAGATGATGAACATGCACTTCCTGTTGATGTTGTTAAGGCGGCTTATGGAGAATATCTTGCAAAGCTTGAACAGATGGAAGAAGAAGGTAAAAGCGGTAAGAAGAACAACAAAGAATCCAATGGCGGTAGAGAATTTTCAAAGCCACAGGGAACAGGGCGTAAGATGCCTAACTTTTAAGGAATAAAAGACAAATATCATATTTTTAGTTATCAAAATAAGAAGTATAAACAATACATATACATTTAAATAAAAGGAGATAAAAGAAATGGCAAAACTTGATATTTTCAAACCAATGAAGTCTAAGGTCGCAGACAGTCTTGAGGGTAAGATTGTTCTTATCTATGGAACAAACAACACAGGAAAAACAACCGTGGGTACACAGCTTGAAAAGCCGCTTGTGCTTGCGCTTGAAAAAGGTCTGAACGCTCTTAACGGTGTTGATTATCTTCCCATTGATAATTGGCTTAACTTCTGTGACGTTATCAATCAGCTCACGAACCGCAACAAGCTTGAAGAGATTAGGAAGATGTATCAGACAATCGTTGTAGACCAGCTTGAAAACGTGGGAGAATACGCAAAGAAGTATATCAGTGACGAGTACGGAGTGCGTGACGTATCTGAGGGCAGAAGAGGATACGGTCTTTGGGGTCAGCTTAACACGGCTATCGTTGAGCAGATTAACAAACTTACAGGAGCAGGCTTTACGGTTTATTTCATAGACCATGAGAAGCTTGACGAGAACGGAAAGGCTTATCCGTCAGGAGAGAAGAGAGTTGTTGATGCGGTTGTGAACCTTTGTGACATTGTGGGTCACGTTGTTTCAAACGGCGTAGATGAAAATTATAACGTTATCCCTTCAAGCTGTATCTTTGCAGACACAGATAAAGAGTTTGGCAGAACAAAGTTTTCGCCGTATATGGCTACAAGGCTGGAAGAGTTCACAGCAGAGAATTTTGAAAAGGTTGTTAAGGACGGCATTGATGCAAAGGCAAAGGCTGAGAAGTTTAAGACCGTTTCAAATGAAGAAGTAAGAGCACAGAATACTGTAGAGCAGAGAAGTTATGACGAGCTGATGGATGAACTTGGGGAGCTTGGCAATAAGATGATTACGGATGGTTACGCTGACGATTTGACCTATATTGTTGAGAAGCATTTAGGCAAAGATAACAAGGCGAGCGACCTGAAAAAAGGTCAGGAACAGGTAATAGAAATGATTATTATGGATATTAAGAATTTCTATGAAAATATGAAATCAGCTGAGTAAGGACAGAACAATAGAGAGTGTAAAGCGATTTACACTCTTTTTGTTTTAGAAAGGCAAAATATGAAAAAATGTATTTTTTGCGGAAAAGTAATTGAACAAGGTGAGTCTGTTATGCCTTATCAGAACGGCGAGGCTCATGTTGATTGCTTTAATTTAAGCTTGCGGATATTAGTAGAGGATAAGAATAAAAAACTTAAAAAGACAAATAAAAAAGATATAGTTTCTAAGAAGCGCAAAATAAAAATCAATGATATGACTTTACCTGAAGCCATGAATGAAGCAGAACAGATGAACAAGCTGGAATATCAAAAATTACTTAAAAGCCTCAGTGAGAAATATAACATTGATATTACATTGGCGTTAGCTAAAAGCGCAAGTCTGCTTAAAGCGTATAGTACAATGACATACGACACAATGACCACAACGATTAAATACATTTGTAACCATAAGGAAAATATAGAAGGTGATATAGTAGGGCTTATTCCTTATTATCACGAAAAGGCGTTGCAAGAAGCGGAGCAGTTAAAACACGCAATAGAGAATAATAAGCAGTTCTTAGAGAAAAAAGGTATTGGAATAAACAATGTTGCTTTCAACTTCGCTAAACAAGGAGATAAATACAATAACAAAAAGTTCTATGATTTAGATGCGATTTAAGGGGAGACAACATGAATAATTTAACAAATCTCTTTGATAAGCGAAGTATATTTAACACTTTGGGTTGTTTGATAAAAGAACCCACGCTTTTAGAAGAATACAAACTTATGGAGAGTGATTTTGATACCAATACTTCTTTTTACAAAGTCGTGTTTTTTGCTGTTAATAACCTGTTTTATCAAGGGGTTAAGCAAATAGATATACAGGCTATAGATGCGCTATTAGCTTCACACACAAAAGCCTATAAAGTTTTTCAAGAGAATAATGGGCTACAGTATTGTGCTACAGCGTTAGAACAAGCACAGCCTGACAATTTCAAGTTCTACTATACGAGAATACGGAAGTTTGCGTATTTGCGCTATATGGAGTTGCAGGGAATAGATACAAGAATCATATATGATACCACAATTATTGACCCTAATCTCGCAGAAAAAGAGTTAAAGAGATTTGATGAAATGTCAATAAACGGCATGATTGATTTATTAGAAAATAAATTGATTATAGAGCCTCGTTCTATATATGCTGATGAAAATTCATTAGGTCAGCAAGCTGGCAAGGGTATGAGAGCCTTAAAAGAAAGATTAAAGCAAGAGCCTGAATTTGGTATACCATTGCAATCTGACATTCTCACGACAATAGCAAGAGGGGCAAGACAGAGAAAATTCTATCTTAGGTCAAGTGGTACAGGCGGTGGTAAATCAAGGACAGGTATGGGAGACTGCTGTAATTTTGCTATTCCGCAATATTATGATACTGAAAAAAAGCAATGGATAATAAAAGGACAGCAAGAGCCAACTCTATTTATATCAGCAGAGCTGGAAATGGACGAACTACAAACCCTTGCTATGGCTTATATTTCAGGTGTAGATGAAGAACATATCATTGACGGTAATTATATTAATGATGAAGAAAACAGGGTTGATAAAGCAATTGATTATATAGAGAATAATCCAATATATTTTGAATTTATGCCTGATTTTGGTATACAGGACATACGGAACAAAATTAAATATTACTACCGTAAGTTTGGGGTTAGATATATCTGTATTGATTACATACACATGAGTGCAAAACTTATTATGGAAATGGCATCTATGAGTCAAGGAATGAAATTAAGGGAAGATCAAATTCTTTTTTTATTTGTTGATACCATAAAAAACATGTGCAATCAGATGAATATCTTTATACTTGCTATGACTCAGCTTAATGGTTCATATAAAGATGCGGTATACAAGGATGAAACTTTACTGCGAGGTGCTAAATCAATGGCTGATAGAATTGATTTAGGCGAGATAAGCTTAAAACCTACTAATACTGAATTAGAAGCGATAACACCTATATTAGCTCAATCTTTTGTGATTGTTCAACCTAATCTCGTAAGACACTGCTATAAAGTAAGAAAGAACAAATTAACACGTATTAAGATATGGCAGAAAGCTGATTTAGGAACGTGCCGCACAAAGGATTTGTTTGTAACAGATTATGACAACAATTTGATTGAAGTTGATGTTAAAAAGCTTACACCTAAACAGATTGATGAAATAATTGATAAACATTCAACGGATTTAGAAGAAGAAAAAGAAGAAGATACGGACAGCGAAACAAAGACTGTATTATTTAATTTCTGAGGTGATAATATATGTGGCTTGATAAAAAAGCTATAATTAATGCTTTAACAAAAGAGGATGTAATAAAGATTTGTTTGGATTTGGGAAGTGAAGATTATCACAAGAATAACGAGGCTTTAATATTTCAAACGATAGACCATAATATTAGCGGTGGTAGTTATAAGCTTTATTATTACCATGAAGCAAAATATCCATATCCAGCAAAGATTTTTCATGTATATACCACAGGCGAAACGCTTAGTATAATTGATTTAGTAATTAAAGCTAAAACAATAAGAGGTGAAGAATGTAACTACCGTAAAGCGTTAAATTATATAGCCAAAATGTCAAACCACTTTATTATCTCCAATAGAGAAGAAAAAGCTGATAATAGCGTTATTGCGGATTTTGATTTTATAAACAGCTATTCCAATATTAAAAGTGGGAATGAATATATAGAGCCACAGGAAGAACTAAATGAACATATACTTGAAGTCTTTACTTATTTGCCACACATGGAGTTCCTTAAAGACCATATATCAGTTGAAGCTATGCAGGAATTTGAGATAGGTTATTATGACTATGCTAATCAGATAACCATTCCTCATAGAGATATAGACGGACGTTTGATAGGAATTAGAGCAAGAAATTTAGATAAAGCACAATTGGACGAAGGTAGAAAATATGTGCCTATGGTGATTCAAAATCAGTTATTAAATCATCAGTTAGGACAGAATCTATATGGGTTATGTTATACAAAAGAATCCATAAAAAGACTGAAAAGAGCTGTTATGTTTGAAGCAGAAAAGAGCGTTTTACAGAGTCAATCTTATTATGGTGATGATAATATTGCTGTAGCAACGTGCGGAAGTAACATAAGCCGTGAGCAGATAAGCCTTTTAAGACATTGCGGCGTTGAAGAAATAGTGATTGCTTTTGACAAGGAATTTGAAAAGAATAATTCCCTACAGGAAGAGATATATCGCAATAAGTTGTTCAAGAAGATACAGCCCTTTGTGAATGAATTTAATTTTTCTTTTATATGGGATAAAGAAAATCTGTTGGAAATGAAAGATAGTCCAACGGATAAAGGGAAAGAAATATATGAACAATTGTATGGTAAAAGAATCCCTATTACTGAAGAAGATATTAAAATGTGTTTAGACAATGAAAGGAAATAACAAATAATGGTAAAAACAAAAACAGAGACTAACGAAGAAATATTAAAAAGAAAGGTTAGAAAAGTGGAGACAGAAGAAGATAAAGCTTTACCACGTTTTAGCTTTTCTAAGCTTGACTGCTATATGCAGTGTCCTTTTAAGTATGATTTGAAGTATAATCAGAACATTGTTCCTGAGCAAAAAGCCATATATCTTGACTTGGGTACACTCTGTCATAAGATTATGGAAATATTAGGCAGAAAAGAAATTGATGGTATTCCTTTTACAAAAGAGGACAAGGACGTAGCAATAGATATATTACAGAATGGAATTAAAGAGAAAACAGATAAAGGAGAGGAAACAATCATAGGCTTAGAAGCAATTAGAGAAAAATTTACAGATGCGCTTTTATTAGAACCTGATAACGCAAGTGGAAAATCATATTTCAATAAACTTGATATTTTTATAAATGACGTTATTACAGACAGATTTATCAACAAAACTGATAAAATGTGGAGAACATACGCCACAGAGAAACAATTTGAATTTGTTTATCAGTATGGTGAAGAAATTAATGAAGCTGTAAGGCTGTATGGCTTTATTGACCGTGTTGATATAAATGAAAACGGTGATTATAGGATAGTAGATTATAAAACAGGTAAAGCAATATTCCCTGAGACAAAGACTAAGACGAGCTTACAGCATACGATTTATAATTTGGCTACTTTTGCGGAGACAGGTAAATTACCTATAGAAAATCTTTATGACTTCATCTTTCTTAATGAACTACAGCCAGCTTGTAGCAAAGGATATATTAAAAGAGCTATCAAAAAGCTGGATGCGGCTTTTGCGGAAGTAATGACAAGTATAGAGTTCAAGCCTAATGCTACACCGCTATGTTATTTCTGCGATTATACGGAACATAATCCTAATACCCCTATAGAGTATCAGAAATGCGATTATTACCTTGAATGGACACCTGACAATAAAGTGTTCACTAAACACAGAGAATGGAGAGAGAGAGCCGCAGAGAGGGCATACAGCGAGGATAAAAAGAACAGTAAGCTGTTTGATTTTGAGAAAGTAAAATCGCCAAAGCCGAAAAGAGCTTGGTGTTTTTAATTGGTATTAAGTGGTATAAACAATTACATATTGATATTTAATCGAATATATGATAGAATAAAAGGCGAGAAAACAATAATTTCTTGCCTTATTTTTATATATCCGCTTGACATATATATGGAAAGCAGATATAATATACACATGATTAAGACATTTGCAGACAAAGAAACAGAGTTGATTTATAATCAACAGTTTTCAAAGAAATTACCGCAAGATATTCAACGAATAGCATTACGAAAGTTAATGATGATAGATAATGCAACTTGCTTAAATGACTTGCGAATACCACCAGCTAACAGACTTGAAGCTTTAAGCGGTGATAGAAAAGGACAGTATAGCATACGCATTAACGACCAATACAGAATTTGCTTTAAGGAGAGCAATAACGATTTTTTTCAAGTTGAAATCGTTGACTACCATCATTAAGAAAGGAAATAACATATGTTTATTGAAACGCCTAAAATAAGTGAAATTCTTATGGAAGAATTTATGAAACCGTATGGAATTTCTGCTTATAAATTAGCAAAAGAAATTTATGTACCAACTTCACGCATATTAGACATATTGCATGATAAGCGTAATATTACGGCTGATACTTCTATAAGATTAGGAAAATTTTTTGGGGTATCAGAAAAATATTTTCTTAATTTACAGAATGATATTGACATTAGAAATCTTAAACTATCTATTGCCAATGATATAAATAAAATAAATACTTTAAGTAAAGCTATTTAATAAAGAAAAAAAGGAGAGTTTACTATGTCACATCCACTTGTATGTTACGTTAAAATTGAAAGTCAGGACGAAATAGCTGTTGTTAAATGGGGAAAGAGCGGTTATTACAAGCTTGATAAACAGCCCAATGAAACCATTGATACGCTTAATGATGAAATAGGAGTGTCAGCAAAAGAAGCAAAGGCTATGTTAATGTTATCGTTTAATAATAGCATAGCTGATAATGATAAAGCGTGGGAAGAAAAGTTTTCTGAGTTGATGGCAAAATTACAAGAGGGGTAAGCATGGATAAAAGAGAGTGTCCTATATGTCATAAGGAGTTTGACAGAAGCGATATGGATTTCACAAAAGATTGTCATGGAATACCTTTTAGGCTGGTATGTTTTAGATGTAGAACTAAGCTTATGGCAAAAGGCTATGATGGAGAGTATTATACTGAGGCTGATGAATGTTTAGACTATGACTATTGAGGTTGGAAATGAAAAATCAAACAGATTTAGAATATTGTAAAAAACAAGCAAAGTTCTTGTTTAACCTTGTTCCAATTGAGCCTGTAAAAGATATACCTTTTTTTTGCCAACATCCTTATACGAATAGTCCTTATGTATGTGGGAAGGATAAGCAGTTGGGTGATGCATCCAAAGATGAAAAAATTAGACAGGCATATCAAGATTTAATATTTGAGTATATTGATACAAGGAATGATGTTTATGGTATATTATCGTTGATTCGTAGTCCTTATTATCTATTCTTTTTTAGCTTGATTAAAGACGGTCTATCTAATAAAGATTATGGAGAGCTGTTAAAAACAGCATGGACAGGCGAGGATAATCCAAATGATGATACAAACGTAAAGCTTTATACAATTGTATCATGGTTCAAAAAAGCTGAGAAAACATATCTAATGGACGAAGAAGAATTGGAGAAATATAATTCCTTGCCTGAGAAATTTAAGGTTTATCGTGGAGTAGGCAAGGGCAGAAAACATAACGGTTTATCTTATACTTTAGATTATGATAAAGCATTATGGTTTGCGAATCGCTGGGGTGGTGATAAAAACTATATTATAGAGTGTGAAGTCAATAAGGATGATACGTTTGCCTATTTTGATTGTCGTGGAGAACATGAAATTGTTGTAAATACTTTCAGTAAGGCGATTAAAAATAGCATGAAAACATTATTGATATAATTCTATGGTTACTTATAGTGACCATGAATTAATACATAAACAGAGGTGTAAACAATAAGAAAGAGAGGAAAGTGAAATGCAACGTAGAAAATATGCTAGTTTGCATTGTCACACAGATGCAAGTTCATTCCGCTTTTTAGATGCAACTGTAAGGGTTAATGAGTTGATAGATAAAGCGAAAGAATACGGACTTAGCGGTGTAGCAATAACAGAGCATGAAACAACTGAGAGTGCATTAGAAGCTATTGAGTATTACTTTGATAAGCACGATGATAAGTGGAGAGAGGATTTCAAACTGATATTAGGTAATGAGATATATCTTTGTCCTAGACCCCAAGAGGGTGAAAAGCCTACGGTTTTCCCTCATTTTATATTGTTGGCGTTAGATGATATAGGGCATAAGTGCATCAGAGAATTAAGTACAAGAGCATGGGTTAATAACACTTTTAGTTATAAAGACCAGCAGAGAGTACCAACATATTATGATGAATTTGTAGAAATAGTAAGTAAATATACAGGTCATGTATATGGTTCATCAGCCTGTCTTGGCAGTTCTCTTTGTACTCAGCTTCTTAAATACAGAGAAACAAGGGATATTGCAGATTACGAAGCATGTAAATATTGGATTGATTTTATTAAGAGTGTGCTAGGGGATGATAATTTTTCTCTTGAATTACAGCCTAGTTATAGAGAAGAACAATGCTTTGTAAATAAGATGTTGATTAAGTTATCAGAAGAAACAAACACCCCTTATATCATTACTACTGATGTTCATTATCTCTTAAAAGGAGATAGAGCGGTGCATGAAGCATATCTTAAATCTGAGGATTCAGACCGTGAGACTGCAGAATTTTATGCTTCTACTTATCTTATGACGGAAGAAGAAATCCATGAGTATATGGATATTAATATAGGGTATGATGCAGTTGAGTTAGGGCTTCAAAATACACTCAAAATCATTGACCGTATAAAGGTTTTTGACCTTAGAAAGCCTTTGAGGATACCTTATATACCTTTGGACAATACTGAGCCTAATTTAAGTCTAGTCAATAAATACGAAGCAAGGATTCCGTTGTTGAGGAAGTATGCTGAGTCTGAGATAATAAGTGATAGACACTTGGCTAGGGATATTGTACTTGCTTTGGAGAAAGACGAGTATTTGAGAACAGATAAGGCTTTTGATAGTATTAATGATTGTATGAACGCAATAGAAGCATCATCAAGTGCTATGAATGTCCATTGGAGTGCTTATCTTGAACAGATTAAAACAAATATTGATGTGTTATGGGATGCTGGAATTACGGTAGGTTGCGGAAGAGGTTCGGGCGTAGGCTTTGTATTACTTTACATGCTAGGAATTACAGGTATTAACCCACTACGAGAGAATACTAAAACATATTATTGGAGATTTCTTAATCCTGAGAGAACAAGTGTTCTTGATGTTGATGTGGATATAGAAAGCAGTAAACGTGAAGAAGCCATGCAAGCATTTAGAAATGCTTTTGGCGAAGATAGAGTTACTAAGGTACTTACTATAACAAGAGTGGCTAGTAGAAGTGCTATTCTAATTGCTTGTAGAGGTCTTGGTATTGATAATGATGTTGCATCTTATATTAGTTCATTGATTGTAGCTGATAGGGGTATGACACGAGATTTGCATACCATGTACTACGGTGATGATGATGTAAAGCCTGTTAGTGAATTTAAGAATTTAATGGACGAGTATCCTGAGTTATGGAATTTAGCACAGAAAATTGAGGGTTTGAAATGTGGTGTAGGTTCACATGCTGGCGGTGTTGTAGTAGTAGATGAACCTTTCACTAATACAAATGCTCTTATGCGTACTTCAAGCGGAGATATAGTTACACAAAATGATTTACACAAGATAGAAAGTGAATCATTGATTAAAGTTGATTTGCTAAGTATTGATGCATTAGATAAGATTGCAACTTGCCTTAAATTGCTTATTAAAGATGGTAGAATTACACCTTGCAAGACTTGGAGAGAAACTGTTGATAAATATATAGGTATTTATAATCTTGAACGTGAAGCACCTGATATGTGGAAGATGGTACATGAGCATAAGATTTTATCACTTTTTCAGATGGAAAAGCAGAGCGGTATTGAAGCTCTAAAGTTAGTTAAGCCTACTTCCGTAGATGATTTGGCTGTCATTAACTCAGCTATGCGTCTTATGGCATCAGAGGGAGCAACAGAAACTCCACTTCAAAAGTTTGCAAGATATAAGGCTGATGTATCACTTTGGTATAAGGAAATGGACGAAGCTGGATTAACTAAAGATGAACAAAAGTTACTAGAGCCTATTCTATTAAATTCCTATGGTATCTGTGAGTCACAGGAAAAACTTATGCAATTAGTGATGATACCTAAATGTGGTGGATTTGGTTTGAAATGGGCTGACTCACTTAGGCGAAGCGTGGCGAAGAAGAACCCTAAATTGTTTATGGAACTTGAAAAAGAGTATCTTGAAAACATAAAAGAAAAACGCCTTTCAGGGTATTTATGTAAATATGTGTGGTATACGCTGATATATACTCAGCGTGGATACGGCTTTTTACCAAATATAAAAGAATTAGAGCCTTTCGCTTAAACTGCGGGAAGTTCCTTAGAGCCTTAACAACTAAGTATACATGGTGACATAGTATATGGCGTAGAGTAACGGCTACGGTATAGTAAAATCGTTAAGGATTGGATAATCAAACGCAACGAAATTTCTTTTTTAATTCACAAACAATACTAAACAAAAAAGAAAGACGCTCAGAGAGTATAATGCGAACTAACAGATATAGTTCTGTTGGGTGGTGTACTCCAGACCGCAACACATAAATTATGTGGCTTGTGAAAGCAAGTGCGGTAGGTAATTCATCCCACACATTAGCCTATTCATTAGTAGGCTTACAGGAAATGAACTTAGCTTATAAGTATCCAACAATTTATTGGGATTGTGCGGTATTGATTGCTGACTCAGGCTCACTTGAAGATAGCGATAAGTCAACTAAGTATGGTAAAGTAGCAACAGCTTTGGCTACATTACAGAAGAATGGTATTAAGATAGAGCCACCTTTGATTAACAGCGCAGAACGTCAATTTGTTCCTGATGTTGACAGGAACAGTATCATTTATTCATTAAAAGCACTAAACAAAATAGGTGATGATGTTGTTGATTTAATTGTCAAGAACAGACCTTTTGTTGATATGCAAGATTTTTATGAGACAATGATTGATACAAAGCTGATTAAGACAGGACAGATGATAACACTGATTAAGGCTGGTGCTTTTGCAGACCTCATGTGTGATGATGTGGTAATTGTAATGAATAGCTTTTTGAATCATTTGTTTACTCACAAAGAGAAACTTACAATGGCTAATTTTAGCATGATAGAAAAATATGGTATCATTCCACAGGAATTAAAACTTATACAGAGAATATATAACTTTAAAAATTATGTGTTCTTTGAGGATTTCCTTTACAAAGTAGTCATTGATACCAAAAAGAAAATACCTAAATGTGGATATCATGACAGATTATTCAAACTTGATGATGTATCTATGCCGTTTTTTCAAGATAATTTCTCTGAGGATAGTGTAGAAATGGTAGACGGAGAGTATTTCGTTATATCAGAAAAGAAGTTTGAAAAAGAATGGAAAAAGAAGATTGAGCCGCTTAAAGAATGGGTTGGCTCTAAACAGGCAGTTGATTTGTTTAATCTGCATGACTTTGAGCAGTTAAGACAGAAATACGCTTTAGGCACTATTGAACATTGGCAGATGGAGTCATTAAGTTGTTATTTAGGCAAGCACGAATTGAGTGGTGTAAACAATAACAAATATGGAATTGTGAATTATTTTGAACTGCCTGAGATACCATTCGTAGAAGATTATTATTATATTTGGATAAAAGAGGATGGAATCAGGAAACGTAAGGCAATTCCTAAAAAGGTCATTTATAGACTTGCTGGAGCTGTACTTGATAAGGATAAATATAAGGCTACATTATCTTTGCTTACAATTTATGGTGTTGTACAAGTTAAGTTCAATAAAGGTCAGTTTGCTTTTTATAATAAACAGATTTCAAAAATCAATAATGATGGCACTAAGACAGTGCTTGAAAAATCTTGGTTTCAGAGGGGAAGTTTAGTGCTTATATGCGGATACCGTGAGGGTGATATATTCAAGGCTTATAGGTATAATAACACGATTTATCAGCACACTTGCAATAAGATAGTTAATGTAAGAAAAGATGGAAGTTTACAGTTGCAATTAGAAAGAATGAAAGTAGGAGTTGAAGAAGATGGTACAGAAGATTAACGATATAAAAGAAGAAAACGCACAGTATATAGAAGCTGGCACAGAATTTAAGTGCAAGGTCACAGAGGCAAGCAAGCGTTTTTACAGCGATGAAAGCAATTACGGCATTTACGTTGTAAGGGCTTTAAGAGATAGCATACAGGGAGTAGACGATTTTAAGTCTATTCCCCATGATTGGAGCGACAGGATTTCTATAAAAGGAAATATGCTTGCTTTAGATGAAAATAAGACTTATCTTGCTACGCTGTGCCTTAATGAAAAGGATAAATGGGGCTACAGTTATACCATTAAGAGCATTGTTGAGGATATTCAGTATGACTTAACAAAGAAAGACCAGCAGAAGAAATTTCTTGCAAGCCTGTTCACGGAAAGGCAAGTTGAAGCCATGTATCGTGATTTGGTTGACCCTTTTCTTGCTTTTACGCAACATAGGGCAGACCAGCTTGTACAGGTAAAAGGATGTAAGATTAAGACCGTAACAAGGTGGATGGAAAAATTTGATAATACTTTACCTATGTTCAAGCTTTATACAGAATTGCCTGAATATGACTTTACCTTTAATCAAATGAAAGAAATACTTGAAAGATATAAAGGGGCAGATTTAGCGGTTATGAAGATTAAAGAGAATCCGTACTGCTTATTAGAAGTTAAGGGGCTGGGGTGGAAAAAGGTAGACAAAATAGTTATGAGCCATAATCCCAATCCCTTTAGCTTGAATAGAGTTCAGGCTTTTATTCTTTATTATCTCAACTCTTGTGGCTGTGATGGAAATTCTTACATTTCAGGACAAGAATTGATGGATGCTATGATAGATAATTTAGGGGAAGATTTACCTGATATGACAATTCTTGATGCTATCACAGATTTGAAAAAGAAGGAAAAGTTATGGCTGTCAGATGATAAGCAATATCTTGGTCATATAAGATTTTATCAGTTAGCTTGCCATATCGCAGAAGAACTTAAACGCCTTATAAACGCTGATAGTGATTTTGACACAAGAGATTGGAGAGAAACCCTAAAGCGTATTGAGAATACACAGGGTTGGGAATACACAACAGAACAGTTAAAAGGCATTGAAACGGCTTTAGAGAATAATGTGAGCATTATTATTGGTAGTGCTGGAACAGGTAAATCTTCATGTGTTGCTGGAGTTCTTGAAGTTTTAAAGAAGTATTCTTG